AATGTCGGAACTGCTTCAAGAACAGTAAATGTTGTATTAACTGGACAAGATTTAGTACCATGCGACGGTCAGCGAACTTTCGCCGGTGGTCAAGGCTCTCATGAATTTATAGTTAATTTAGGAAGTCAATTAGGAGACGTTGTTTTAGAATATCAAGCATATTATGTACCAGATAGATTTAGAGTAAATTTTGACGGAGTAGAGGTTATAAATACTGGTTTTAGAGGCGGCAGCCTCTACTACGGTGCAGGCAGTAGTCTAGGCGTTTCGGGTCCAGGTCAAGGTACAGCGCAATTTGAAAAAACTGATGTATCACCTACATCTGCAAAAGTATTTGTAGATGCTCCTAATCCAGGAACATTATTCACCTTCACATTACATTGCCCTACTACTGCTGCTGAAGATCTTATTCCACCAGTAATAACTTTAAATGGTAATGATGCTCTTTCAACTGAATGTGGATTCCCATACACAGAACAATCAGGCACAGCTGAAGATAATAAAGATGGAACAGTACCTGTAGTAGTAGGTGGTGATACAGTTGATACAAATACAAAGGGGACTTATTATGTTACGTACTCTGCATCTGATTCAGATGGTAATATAGGTACACATATAAGACAAGTAACTGTGGTTGATACTACACCACCAGTAATAACATTAAATGGTGCAAGTACTATTAATGTAAATATAAATAGTACATATACTGAATTAGGTGCTTCAGCTAATGATCATTGTGATGGGGTATTGACAGTAACAATCGGAGGTGATACAGTAGATACAACTACAGTAGGAACTTATATTGTTACTTATACAGCAACCGATTCAGAAGGTAATACAACTACAGTTACAAGAACAGTAAATGTAATCGATGAAACTGATCTTAATAATTGTTTAAGTCTTAAAGAATGGTTAAACGTACCGGATGTGGATATCACTCCATGGTCAGGTGAAGATGCTGAAGACGCGATATATGAAGAACCAGGGGATCCACCTCCCGCTAATCCTAATATACCTGGATATCCAGAAGGTACATACAAAAGAGTAAAAGCTTGCCTCATAGGTGTAATTATAAGAGTTGATGGTTACGGTAATGTTGTAGAATCTGCTACTACAGGTAGTACAGAAAATAATCAAGATCTTGTACAAATATTAATTGATGAAGAACTTGTACCTGGACCTGGTGAAGAAGGTTGTTATGCATTTGTTTTTGAATTCTTTGGATGGAGAATTCAAGCTGATGATACAATAAATACTCCTGGTTTATGGTTACCTGCAGATGATAAGTATGATATATATGATGCATTCTTAGATGAGTCCTATACTTTCAATTAAAGCATTGTATAGCAATAGCAATAGTAATAAATAATAATAATGGCCGATCAAAATAATAGTAGACCTCAATCAGGTTTTTTAAAAAATTTAGTAAATAAATTACCTTATCAGTCTTTAGATTTCAATAAAGTATTAGGGGATTTAAATCCTAAGTATAATACTTTTGAAGATACTGGCATGAGAAGAGTTGAAGCATTAGCTAAAAATTCTATATTTTATAATAATGAATTTAATAATACCGGTACAGGTCAAATAGCTGTTGATGGTAATTATAACACTTTAGTTTATGCTAATGTAGAAGAAAATAAAAGCGGTAGAATGAGAGACTATCGCATTATGGCTTCTTTTTCAGAAATAAGCGATGCTTTAGATGAAATATGCGATGAATGTATTAATAAAGATGAGTCTGGTAATATAGTAAATTTAAAATTTAGAAATGTTGAAATAGATGATGAAAAACAGCAAGTTATTAAAGATGAATTTGAAAAATATATTGATTATTTTGACTTAGATAAAAAAGGTTTTGAATATTTCAGACAAATATTAATTGAAGGAGAGTTATATTTTGAGCATATTATACATAAAGGTTATACAAATGACGGCATTTTAGGTGCAGTTATATTACCTTCAGATTTAATTGATCCTATTTATGATAATATTCAAAATATGATTATTAAAGGTTATATTTTACGTAAGCCTATTTTTGATCCTAATAAACCAGAAAAAATAGAAAAATTTGATTTCATTCCAATGGATGAAAATCAAGTATCATATATAAATTCCGGTATTTGGAATCAAGATAAAACTTTTAGATTACCCTTTATTGAAAATGCAAGAAGAGCATATCGTCAATTATCGTTAGTAGAAGATGCTATTGTTATATATAGGCTAGTTCGTGCACCTGAACGTTTAGTATTTAACGTAGATGTCGGTAATATGGCTCCACCAAAAGCAGAAGCATATCTTAGAAAACTAATTCAAGAGTATTGGAGTAAAAAGACATTTGATACTAACCAATCCGGTCAAGTTCAAAAATTTAATCCTCAATCGATGCTTGATAGTTTCTGGTTTGCTAAGAGAGCAGGTTCAGAAGGTACTACAGTATCACAGTTAGCAGGAGGCGCTAATTTAGGTGAGTTAGCTGACTTAATGTATTTCGTTAATAAGTTATATAAAGCATTAAAAGTACCAACTAATAGATTAAATCCTGAAAGTGGATTTGATGGGCTTAGTGAAAATATTTTAAGAGAAGAATTAAAATTTGCTAAATTTATAATTAGATTGCAACAGCAATTTGCTTCTGGTCTTAAAAATGGTTTTATTACTCATTTAAAATTAAAAGAGATATTTGATGCATATGATCTTAAACCACAAGATATACATTTAGAGTTTAATGTACCTACTAATTTTTATGAATTAAGGGAAAGTCAAAAATTAGAACTTAAAGCTCAAAATTTCAATAGTTTAGCATCTAATGAATCTATAGCTTCCACATATGCACAAAAACGTTACTTAGGTTGGACTGATATTGATGTTAAAGCTAATAGAGAGTTCTTACGTAAAGATGCTGAGTTACAATGGGAGTTACAACAAATTGGTTCAGGAGGACCTAATTGGAGAGATAATATGGAACCTACCCCAGAAGCAGGGGTAGGATCTGATTTAGGTTCGGGACTAGGAGCAGATATTAGCCCTGAAACACCTCCTGACTTTGGAGGAGGACCAGCTGATGTAGGTGGTGAGCCTCCTGCTGATGCAGCGCCTGCTCCTGAAGCTGAGCCAGCACCTGAAGTTTAATTAATTTTCTTTAAGTACTAAAGTTAAGCGATTACCGCTATCTAAAACTTGAAATAACGTTTTAGCTGGAGATGCAGCTTGAACCTCGTTAATAAATAATGCTAAAAGTGCAGGATCATTACCTATACTTTTTGTAGTTAAAGTTTCCGTACCCCCATAAGCATTAGTTTGTGTATATGTATTAACTGTTGATAATGCTGGTACCACTGAAATATGTATATCGCCTGCTGCCATATAATTATTTATTATAACCGTTAACTAATTCATTAAATAATTGTATGTCGAAGTGTGAAATAGCTCCTATATCAGGGTTTCAAAGTACTAATTTAAATTCTAAAATAGATAATTTTAATAGACTTAGTGATAGAATATTAAGAACGTTAGGTTTTCCTTTTATAAATGTAGAAATACATAGAGATCAACTTTATGAAAATATCAGTTTAGCTATAGAATATTTTAGTAAATTTGCAGGTTATACAAAAGAGTATTTAATTTTTGATAGTAATTTATATCAAAAAGATTACGGAATAAAAATAGATGATTTATTTACTTTGCAAAATAGCAGCTCATTTGCAGAACAAAGAGACTTATTTACCCCTAATAAAGATTTTACTAAAGAAATTGATAATACTGAAACGGTATACACTGCTACATCATCCATACCAGGATCATTATTTAGCTCTATATCAAGTTTATCATCAGCATTAGAAAATGGAATTTCTGCTAATGATATTTTTGCAGATGATTTATATAATGCAATAACAACTGAATTATCATCAATTAGCGATTTATTTAAACCTCAAGTTAAAAATAATTTTACAAGGGAAGGAACAGTTATTAGTAAGCAAGAACAATTTGTAAATAGTTTTGACTATGATGTAATGGATTATAGAAAAGTAATATCTGTTACTGATTTTGAAGAAGGCTCAACTACTGGTATTAATACTTTGTTTACAATTGAACAAACTTTAGCTCAACAAACATATTTTAGTTATGCTATGGGTAATTATGGTTTTGATTTAGTTAGCTGGTATACGTTAAAAAATTGGCTTGAAACTAGAGAAAAATTATTAGCTACCAGACGATCTTATACCTTTGATGAAAGAACACAAATTCTAAGAATGTTCCCTCAACCTAATTCAAATATAAGCAACGTGAGATTTTATGGAGTATTAGCATGCTACGTTGAAAGACCTATTAGAGATATATTAAAAGAACTTTGGGTATATCAATATTCATTAGCATTAACAAAAATGGCAGTTGCTAATATTAGAGGTAAGTATGGAGCTGTTCAACTATTTGGAGGAGGTAGTTTAAATTCTTCTGATTTAATGTCACAAGGTTTATCAGAAAAAGAAGCTTTAGAACAACAACTAATGACTGGATCTGCACCTGGTCAAGGGGACGCCGATCCCCCTTTATTCTTTGTAGGTTAATTATTTTGCTTCAAAAACTTCAATAAGTTTTTGTATAACTATACTTGCATCTTTTATATCTATAGACTCCTGAGGAGTTGATGATGATTCCACTTGAGTGCTTTCTTCAGTTTCATAATCACCATATACATCTTCATCATCATTAAAGGATAAATCTATCTCTTCGTTTTTGTTATCTTCTACTACTTGAGTTATAGGTGCAACAACTCCTATATCAGTTAATATAATACTTAATAATTGATTAGTAAAATTTTCTTCTTTAGCCCTACCAACAAAATCTATTATTTCTGATTGAGTAAATTTTCCTTTAAGATCTGTTATAGGATTACTATAACTTGCATAAGATAAATGTGATAAGTACTTTACAGTTATATCAGCCGAATCTTTTATTAAATAGTATGCTCCTTTTTTATTAATAGTTACACCCGTATCAGGTTTTTCAAATGCAATTTTAGCAGGCCGCATTAAATTTTTTTGTCTTATTTTACTATTTTTAATGATTTTTTCTTCAAACGTCATAACTATATTTATAACCTACTATGAAAAAAGATAAAAGATTTAGACAAGGTATTTTTAATCCAACTAATCCTAAAAAATATGTAGGTAAAAATAATCCAATATATCGCTCAGGGTGGGAATTAAAATTTTTTAGATGGGCTGATTTAAATGAAAATATATTAGCTTGGGGAAGTGAGAATATAATTATACCATACTTAAACCCTCTAGATGGTAAAGTTCATAGATATTTTGTTGATAATTATATTATTTTTAAAGATAAGTATGGAAATAAAAATAAATTTTTAATAGAAATAAAACCAAGCAAACAAACAAAAAAACCGATTAAAACAAAATATAAAAAACAAAAAACAATTTTATATGAACAAAAAATGTATATACAAAATACTGCTAAATGGAAAGCAGCAAATGCATGGGCAAAGAAAAAAGGTTAT